CCTTAGAGACTATGATATCAAACTCTTTGATTAGTGAGATACCTGCATTAATCGAGCCCTGCCCTTTCGTTGCGCTTTTCGCCATTATATTTAAACGCCTTAATTCTTCCCCACTTTTTGGCTCTGCGCTGTCGTAGTAGACTATGGTGTCTTGGTGTCCAAGCCTTATTATCTCGTTTGCTATTTCTTGGTTTGTCATTCCTGTCTTGTAGCATAGTTCGTGTGCATATATCTTATCGTTAACCTTTCTTATCTCTACTATAGCGCAAGGGTCGTTAGCATACCCCCAGTCAAGACCGAGATAGCAATAATCCACATCAGGAAAATCCTTGTAGTCTATAAACTCCCAGTTGCTAAATACTTGCCTCTTTGAGTACATTGCTTGCAGTCCTTCACCATACACCCGCCAATAATCTGGGTCTCTCTCCTTCATTCTCTCAATCTCGTTAACGATATTCTCGCTTAGAAACTTGTTATCCTTATAGGTGGTAATAACGGTATCACAATCCTCTCTAGGTATTATGTCGCTATATATCCAATGCACCGGGTCCGAGGGGTTAAAGTCTAGTATTATCCTCTCTGAACGAAAGGATATTTGTGTAATATCTTCTTTAGTTAGCTCGTTTGCCTCATTGCAAAAAGCTATATCACGCTTTGCACCTCTTATTTTCTGTGGCTGATCAATAGAGACAAAGCGAACCAAATGCTCATTGTAAAGAAAAGTATTCTCAGCTTTGTTATGTAATCCATTCCAATATATTCCAGTTTGTTCCGCTATTGCGATAAAGTCTCGCATAACCGACGCCTTGAGTGAGGGTAAGGTTTTGCGTATTATATCAATGACTAAAGGCTCTTTGCTAGTCGTTAACAAATATATCAAATACTGGCATATGGCATAAGTCTTGCCACTTCTTGTACCTCCTTGGTGTACAAACCAACGTGAGCGCCAGTTGATTAGGTCGTAAAATTGTCTATTGCATTTCTGCTCTACTACTCTTTTTTCGAGGGCTTCCATTCAATCAAAGTAGACTTAATTCCTCCATCGTGCTTAATTTCTTGCCTTGTTCCATTGAGTCTATGAGCCTCGTGCTCCTCGCTGATCATCTTCATTGCTGCAATTTGTAGAGAGGGAACTTCTGAATCAATCCAGTTGGTGAGCATTTTAGTTTTCCTGCTCACTCGCATTGACTCTACTGCCTTTTTTATAGAGTCCGCTTCGTTCAATTTGAGCTCATAAAAGGTAGTTTTCCCGCAAGGTAAATAAGCTATTATATGCTCCATAAACATCAATTTATGACGTTTTATAGCAGCGAGAGCCTTCTTTTCTAGTTCTTCTTTTTTATATGCCATTAATTATATTTTTCATACCATACAATGTTAAAGCCAAACAAGAGTAAAAACACTTGTATCGTGTGCTGGCAGTCATCGTATTCTTCTTCATCTTCGCTAAATGTATCATTCCAGTAATTGACTCCAGCAACAATCCCATAAAGTGGGAAAAAATTAATTTCTATCATCATTATACTTTTTGTAAAGGTACAAATAAATAGACCACCAAGTCTCTGCATGCTCTTTCTTAGAGTACGTCTTACGACCTCGGTGACCTACGCCATCTATAACCATTACAAAATAGTACTCGTTATTTATAGGCTTTGGAAAAACCTTTATGTCGTTATTTAGACACCATTTTTGTGCCAAATAGTGCTCTTCTTTAGGGGTAAATATCTTTTTATAAGCCACAATATCCTGAATCACATTCGTTAAAATCATCATCGAACAACTCTACCTGCTTGAGGCTGTTCTTTATCTGCTTGTAAGTAACTCCATTTTTAAAAGTCCTTACATTATAGCCTGTGTCGTTTTCAGCCTCTATAAACCAATCAAACTTACTTGGGTGTTTCTCAGACATTAGTTTTAACAAAACCTCGTTTCTATGAAAACAACCTATGCAGTTATTCATATAAGCAAATCTTACAGGCTTGTCTTTCCAAAACACTTCTACTTGGTCTTTGTATATATTGTCATTGATCAGGGGGAAAACAGGCTTTTGCCATCCTATTTCCTCCCATTTGTTTCTAGTGCCTCTTTTGCCTACTATTACCTTGTGGGTAAGTAGACCATCATCGTTAAGTCTTTCTTGCATCTTCTTTGCTCTGCGCTGCTCATTAGCTCTATATCCTATCCTTGTTTCTATTGGTTCTTTAATATTACTATACCACCATTTAAAAATAGGGTTTAGTTTCATCTCAGTAGTGCAAAAGCGTTGTGTAACATTTGGCAAGTATTTCTTTCCTTTTCTTTTTATAATAGTGTCAAATGTTTTACCTGTGACCCAAGTTATTTCTCTACCTATATACTGCTCTAGGTCTAGCATAGTATAGATGATAGTGTCATCTTCTGCTGTAGCTATAAAGGGTGCTTGTATCCTATCTTCCACCTCTTGTCGAATCTTCTTATCAGGGAACTTTGAGGCTTCGTGTTCTATTCTAACTAAAGAGAAAACATCGTAATCAGCAGGGTAATTTGCTGCAATGTAGGAAGAGGTTTTACCTCCACTAAGGCTATTAACTGTTTTCATTCAAACATATCTATTTGATTAGCTATATCTTTTTTCATAACTCCCATAGCAGCATCTAGTATAGCTTTACCTGCGACAAAATCCACAAGGTTTCTAGCTATCTTCTGCTTTGATTGCTTGCCACTATATTGATAGAAGTCAAACTCGTGGAACTCACATAAGTTTTTAACCTCATCACGGCCGTGAGCTACGTTTACTTTTCTATCACTAAGTTTGTTTGGTAGGTTAAAGTTTGTCCAATACAAATGCCTTCCTCTCTTCTTTGCAGGGATCAGTGGCTCATAGTAAGGGATAACATTCTCAACACAATACTTTCCTTCAAAATGATTTTCTAGGAATATCACTTGTTGGTAGAGACTCATATCTGGGTACTTTGGAACATAAAAATCTGTAGTTTTTTGCGAGAATCTTACTCTTGAGTGAGTTGGACAAGGTGGGCTTGACCAAATAAAGTCATACTCTTTATAGTGGTCTAAAAGATATTGGTGTGCATCCCCTTGAACTACTTTATCATTTGGGAATCTATCTTGGTAGAGTTTTGCTAGAACCGGGTCCATCTCTACTGCGGTGATTTCGTGCTCATCACCCCATTTGTATCTATTACCTCCAAGGCAAGCGTATAAGTTTAGTATCTTCATTTTAAAAAGGTATTTGGTCTTTAATTACTTCAAATCGTTGTTTTTCTCTATCTAGCCATTTATAGCATCCTCCATTTCTAAAATCAGGAGCTACCATAAAATCGCCTTGTTTACCATTCTCTTTGCGTTTTACTTTTTGTACAAATACCGAGACTGTATCGCTACCAAAAGAGCAAGGTTGCCCTAGATTTCTATATACGGTCATACATCCATAAGACTTATTAAAGAAATCACTTGAGCCACTTATATCATAAGGCGTGGGCACTTTGTAATTACCATCTATGGCTTCCATTTTCCTAGGGTGTGCTACTAGAAAGAGGTGGGTGTTTGTTTGTTGACAAAATTGTGTAATTTCTGAGAGCATTTTACCTACATATGAGTGGTCTTTTTGAGCTGAGTGGTCTAACATATTCCACGGATCAATAACGCAAACATTTATACCCTTTTGAAAAACAAGTTGCTTAAAAGCATCCAATATACCCTTAAGGGTTAGATTTTCTAGGTCTATCTTGACAAAGTAGAAATGTTCCTCTATAAAGTCCTTAGATTGATTGAGGAGGTCATTAGAGCAGTTGGTTTCGTTTAGCTTGTTAGCTATCCTTTTTATATGCCCCTCGTAAGGGAAAGACTCAGGTGAAAACATAGCGACTCTAAAATCATATTTAAGCGCTAGATTGCAACAAATTTGGTCAACTACATCACTCTTACCGCTATTTGGTATGCCTGTGACTGTAGTCCATTCTCCTAGTCCTATTTTAAAATAGTAATCACTATCGCCAAGACCAATAGAATAGTTTTTTACACCACTCTCATTATAGTTTAAAACATCATCCCAAATATCATTGATGTTTACTACACCCTCTAAAGGGTAGTCTTTGGCGTTTTTAAGGTAGTTTCTAAGCGTTTCTGCTCCTTTCTCTACTAAGACCTCATTAGCATCATTAAACTCGTTAAAATCGACATATTTGCAACGATACTTACCAAATCTTCTAGCGAGCTCGTTTCGTAGTGATAAACCTGCACTATCATTATCTGTGCAAAGTATTATCTCTTTCTTATCCTCAAAGTGCTTAAAACAATTATCTAGATACTCAAGCCTTTGATTACCTGTACTAGCGCCATTGGGTACACTACAAACCGAGTAGACCCCAGCCTCGTGTAAGCTAAGAGCATCCATCTCTCCCTCTACTATATAAACTCTATCGCTTGTTTTGATATTGTCAAGACCATAAAAGATGAGTTTAGCCTTAGAGACCATCTTGAAGTTTTTTTGTGCATCTCTAAACTTGACATTGATGAGCTCACCATCTTCATAGTAGTTAAAGTTGATTGCCTTTCTTTTCTTGTCTACTTGTGGAAACCATTCAATAGACTCTGATACCTTCCAATGAATTAAAGTAGGTTCTGTTATGCCTCTTTTATTGAAATAGGAAATAGTGCGTTCAGATAGGTCTGATGATTGCACCACAGGCTTTATATACTCCTTTTTTGGCTTTAGGTTTACATTACCACTCCAGCCACAATTATGGCAGTTGTAGAGTC